CTCTTCCGCCTATTAAGTAGATAGTCTTCGTCGCTTGCGCTAGCGTCTCGCTCGATCCGTCGTACTCGCCTATCTTAACTTCATACTTCTTTACGTTCCCGTTCGAGCGCGTAAGATATTTAGTAGTATAGGAAAAGAGGATAGAAGCACTATCTAAATAAGGAGACGTATCCGGCTCTACTCTATCCTTTGCGATAGTACCTAAATCGAAAAAAGCTTTTTCCGCTTCGTTCGGAGCGAGATAGTACTTCCCTATCTCCGTTCCATCCTCAAAGACTTGTACGATATAGCGAAAAGCGTCCGTAATCGTAGTCGAAGTAGATAATCCGTAGATAAGCCTCTGATTCGCTGGAAGAAAGGAGTTATCCGTAGGAGATCCGGCAAGAAATATAGCCATAATTACGAGCGTATAGTTATGTTCTTAAAGCGAGCGCTTATCTCTTTAGACGCGGCTTCGGCGATATCCTTACTTAAGCGCTTCTCGTTCTTTTTCCATGCGGAAGAATAGCCTCGCTCAAAGTAGAAGATTCCCGGAATCCCGTTCTTCTGTATGCTACGAGCGATAAGAAACGCGGGAGAGTTCATAGGATCTACTTTCTTTCCGGTTCTCTTGCTTATATACGGCTTCTGAGAGATAAAGCTTCCTTTCGCGTCGCGTAGTCGTACGGGCTTCTTTTTCATCCATCCTTTGATAACGTCTATAGGTGGCATCTTTGCACCATACGAGAACGGAGATCCGCGCCTTTTCAAAGTTCCGTTTACTCCGAAATGGATATAAGCGGCGTATTCTTTAGGCTTGCCTTTTGCGTAGAGCTGGATAGCTCTTACTTGCCCATTACGATAGCGAAACTTATACGCGAGGCTCTTTTGTAGAGCTCTAGTAGCTACGCCGTAATTCTTATTCTTTCCGATTCGCTTTACTCCTAGCTCCCTTTTCGAAGCTAGTACTACCTCATCCGCGAAACGAAGTAAAGCCTTGTTATAATTGTCCATCGTCTAAAGTCCATTCCGGAGTAATCATAAGAGCCGCGGCTTGCTCATGCGTTAAATACGTTCCGCCTCTTACAGAGATATTCCCTTTATACTCGACTATAGCTAGCGATCCGTCTACGCTCTTTCGAACGTAATCGTAAGAGATATCTTCCAAAGAATCGTAGTTAAGTTCTTTAGCCATATCCGAAGGGAGTACATAGTATAGTTTAGTAGCCATAGCGAGATTTAGTAGAGTTATAGTTTTGTGTTATTTCCGTTTGGGAAAGAGGAGTAGTATAAGCGTGAGCTTCTCCTATACTTCCGTCTACAGCGTAAGCCGAATCGCTCAAGGCATTATATACGCTTGTCATAGATGCGGAAGTATCTACTCCGGAAGCCGTTCCAGAAGAGGATAGAGCAAGTCCCGTTCCATCGTATACATATCCCTTTAAACTCTTGGAAGTGTTATCCCAAGACATCGCGAGATAGTACCATGTTCCAGTAACAAGAGTAAAAACAGGAATTAACGTAGAGAAATTTCCCGCGTTATCCTCTACTCTGAAGCTCATTCTCGAAGTAGCGCCGTTCCAGTAAATCTGATAGCCTTTAAAGCCGCTCGAATTCCATAGAGTAAAAGTCATTCTAAGTCCTGTACTCGCGTCGAATTTAACCCATACTCCGAGCGTAGTATTCGGAAGAGATAGAGTATAGTTAGGGCTTTTTATTTGGTCGTTGATTCCGTCGAAATCAAAATAGCCGTTTCCGTTATACGTTGCTCCCGTTATAGTTAAATCTACATTCCCTTGTAGATCGTAAAGCGTACTTCCGCTTCCGGGATAGCTATTCGTATTCTTTGGATTATAGCTATAGAGCAAATTACTTTGAATGATTCGCGTACTAGCTGGAGTAGCGTTTACGGCGTGAAAGAAGTTCATTACGGCTTGCGTTCTCCAGTTATTACCCATTCGTCCGCTCCTCCTACTTGCTTTAATCCTATTACGGCGTATTGCTCCGCTGTAACGTTAGAGAAGCCGCTAGTATTTCGGATCGTTACTCCAGAAGCTCCCGTAATAGTTACGCTTCCCGTTCCTCCTTGATATACTAGAATTTCCGCGTCTTTCGTTAGTCCCGTCTGAATCTCTAGCGTTATCGCTGAAGAAGAAGAAGCTATTACAAACTTTTGTTCGTAAGCTGGAGTTAAAGCTGTACTTCCCGTAACGGAAGTAGTAGGATAACTCGCGCTAGGAATAGTAGGAGTTCCGGATAGATCGCTATAAGCTCCGCTCGTAGCTACAGCCGCTAGAGTCGGCTTATTCAGAATTTGAGAATCTCCTGTAATTGAGTTCCAGTCCGCGTTCACGTTTACTTCCGCTCCCGCGGCGATTCCGGCTAGCTTGCTCTTTTCAGCGTCTGTAAAAGCGTTCGTATCCGCGTTCGATTCGTACGCCGTCTTTATCTCCGAAGCTGTAGGATTAACTTCCGCGCCCGTCTCGATTCCGGCTAGCTTCGTACGCTCTGCGCTCGTAATTATCGCTCCACTTCCCGCGCTTGTTACGTCCGTTAGATCAGTTACGCTCGCCGCCGCTATGAGAGTATTTACGCGCGCATTCGTATGATAGAGATTCGATCCTTCCGGGATATCCGTAGTAGTTGCGTCTACAGCTATCGTAAGCGTATCCGTAGTCGCGTTCGTAGCTAGGTCTATTCCTGTCCCTGCGTTAATGTTTAGAGTATCGTTCCCGCTATCCGCGACAATATTGGATTGTCCCGGAACGGCTATCGTTCCGAATGAATGTCCGCCGCCGCCGCCTCCGCTGGAAGAAATTTCGATATCGTTTCCGACTTGCGTAAGAGTTACATTACTTCCCGCCGATAGCGTTACAGCTCCGGATAATCCGTTAAGCGTATTTACATAATTCGCCGCTTCGAGCGCGGCTATATCCGCCGCATTCGTAGCAATATCCGCCGCATTCGCTACTATACTTCCCGTAGCTGTATTTATCTGCGTCTGTAGTCCGCTATCCGCGGAGATACGAGCGCTTTCCTCGTTGCCTACTTCCGTATCTACGTAGGTCGTAGTAGCTAGTCCGAGCGCCGTAACTCGAGCATCTACGCGAGCGTCCGTATAGTACTCGTTCGTCTCTCCTTCCGGGATATCGTCCGTATCTAGAGCTATGTTCCCGTTAATATCCGGCTCGATATCGTTTACGCTCGATACGCCTCCAGCGCCTCCAGAGATAGAAAGCGTTACGTCTCCGTTTCCGTTATCCGTTAGCGTCCCGTTAGGAACGCGAATAGTATTCACCGATAGAACGTCCGTAGCTCCGTTAATAGTAAGCATCCGCAAGAGTCCGCGCCTCGCGTACGTGAATCCTCCGCCTTCCGGCTGTACTCCGTTTAAGGGAAGGTTACAAGCGCTACGATCGTAAGGAACGCTAATAGATATATCGAGGAGAGCTCCCGCGAGTACGTTCGCGTAGCTAGCATAGATAGGAAGTACGCTCCCGCTCGTTACTTCGTAATCTTCGTCGAAGATGAAAATATTTCCTCCGCTGGAGATATCCGCTAGTAGATCTTCTAAACATTGTTCCGAGTCCGATACGGCTTCTTTCCTTTGCTCGTTCTTCTCTTCCTTTTCTCCGGGAAGGTCTATTAGATAGAGCTCGAAGTTATACGTCTTCGTTCCTTCGTCGTAATCCGCTCCGTTATAGACAAGATATAAAGCGGGATACGTTCCGAGCTTTTCTAAATCGAGCTCGTCCGCGCTCTTGCCGAAGCTGAACGTCTGTATAAAGTAGTGATTCTCCGCGAAGGATTCGATTCTACTTAGAATAGCGTTTAGAGAGATCATCCGAATAATCTTTTAAAAATGCGATATGAGTTAGGACGTTTTCGATAGGCTTCCGCGTAATCTCTTCCATACGTAAGTAATCTTCTCCCGCAAGCGCGAAGAGCGTCGCGTACCATCCCCATATTCCATAGAGTTCTGAACTTTCGCCGCCGCCGTTAGCAAGTCTTTCTGAATATTTACTATCGATTCGTTCCTTATAGTCCAAAAAAAAAGAAGCGCTCCGGAAACTACGTCCGCGGGAAGCTCGTAAAAAGGCTCGTAATCCTCTTTCGCTGTATACGGCTTTATCGTATACTTCTTCTTTCCGAGATAGTCTATCTCCCGATATAGAATACTCATTACGCGCGGAGCATTCGTCCAGAAGTCCGATAGATAGGATTCGAGATCTATATACTCTCCGGCTGTAAACTCCTCCCATTCTGGAATAAATCCGTAGCGCTTGCCGTCGAGCTCAAACGTACGTAAGTGTCTTCGCGTTTCTGGAATCTCGTTAAGATGTTCTATAGCCATCGATACGAGCTCTCGCGGAGCTTGTCGCAAGTCTTCGACGCTCTCTCCAGTTATTCCCGCGAGTTTCTCGATATCCGATTTCTCCGAGAGTAATACTTGCATCTCTCGAAGCGTAATATCCTTCCATGTTCTAGGGAGAGAAAGCCTCATATTCATAAAACTTGATTTCTTGCGAATTTAGACTATCCTATATCTTCCGTAGTTAGGACGTAGAAGAGAATGAGACGCGGCGTAGCGCGTAGCGTCTATAGCATGATTAAAGCTATCTACGGGCTCGTTAAGTATCCTCCCGTTCTTGTCTTCCTTGTACTTGTAATTCCGGAGCTCCTTAAGAAGATTCACGCTATCCGAAGTAACGTAAAGCGGCTTCGATTTAAGATACTGAATCCCGGCGCGAACGCTATCCGCTCCCTTCTTCGCTGGATGTACGTTAATGCCGTATCGATGTATCTCGTCTATACTTTTTGGCTCCGCACTATCCGCGATAACGATAGCTTTCCCTTCTATCTCTTCCTTCAGGAATTCGGCTAGCTCTTTATTACTCATCCCGTTTCTATATAGTAGCTCTTGTACGTAGAGCGCTTCTCCATCTGTAGAGAGTCTTATTATCGCGCTAGGATCGTTCGTATATCCGAAATCCAGTCCGTACGCTACGAGCTTTCCTTTCGGTTTCTCTACTTCCTGAAAATGCGTAAATATTCTCGCTTGAGAAGCTCCGCGCTCTCCGAGTCCGTAAACGCGCCAAAAGTTAGCGTCCGCGTTTTTTAGGCGTTCTATCTCTCGTATCGTAGCCTCATCGAGAAAGGGATTATCCTTGTACGTAGTCTGGAAAAAGTCCGCGTCTTCGCGAGGAATAACTTCCTCGTATATCCAGCTGTACTCATCCGAAGGGTTATAGTCTATTATCGCTCTCCCTGTAGTCCGGAGTAAAAGCTGTCTCCAGTCCTCTAAGCTTATCTCGTTACATTCGTTTACGTAGAGTACGTCGCGCTTCCTTCCTCTTACTTTTTGCGGCTGATCAACGGAAATAAACTCTATCAAGTTTCCGTACAACTCGTAAGTAGCTTCGCTCTTATTGTGAGCGTCTGGATTATAGAGTTCCTCCCGCTCCAGTATCTCGAAGAAATCGCGATACGCCGTCCCTCGTAAAGCTGGAAACGTCTTCCGTACGATAGTAATTACTATCCCGGCGTTCTCGTTCTTATAACATAGCTCGATAAGTCCCGTAAGGATAGAGTACGTCTTTCCGGATCGCGTTCCTCCTTGATGGACTTGTATACGTTTCTCCGAGTTACAGAAATCGTAATAGCTCTTCGCGAGCTTCATTCTTCATCTTTTGAATCTAACCAGCTTAACGGCTTGCGCTCCGTAATTTCTATCTCTTGCTTTTCTACGTAGCCTCTTCCCTTCCCTCGCGTCTTCATAAAGAACAGCGTAGCTTGCGGATTCTTCTCTTTAATAAGATGGAATAAAGCGCTCTCCGCGAAGTCTATCGCATATTCGTGTATATCGTTTACGGCTTGCGCGTATTCCTCGTCCTCCTTCATCCAGAGATAATGAGTAGCGCGGGAAATTCCCGCTACTTCCGCGGCTTTCGATACTATTCCTAGAGTACTCTTTAACGCTTCTAGCATAGCCGCTTTTAGTGTCGAATTTTGTTCATTCATTTTCCGCAACATTCGCAAGTTTCGTTCTCTAGCTTTAACGGCTTATCCTCGTTTTCTTCCGGCTCTGGAAAGAAGAAAGGGATATTTAAGAACTCCAATATCTCCGGCTCGATCTCATTAGCTAGAATATCTATATCCCATTCTCCATAGTGCGAATTATCCAGAAGAGCGAAATACTCGTTATCCGCTTCGCTGTACTCGCTATAGATAACTGG